ATGAACGTTGAATTGAGCAGTCTCTACCTTCTTGTGCTCAACCACAAGGTCTTCGGTGGCAAGCAGTTTAGCAAGTTGGGACTTGATTTCGTGGCGAACGGTCATGAGAGTTGTTTTGGAATGACCCCATCATACAAAAAAAGAGGGTGGTGAAACCCTCTAGTGTGCCAGTTTGGAAAGTGGACTCAACCAGAATAATTTCCTCTATTCATTCTACCTTGCCTTTCAACCTGCCCAACAGTCATACCAGTTTTTTTCATCTTTTCTTTACCACCACCAGCACCAAAGTCAGTTAATTTACCACTATCATCTTTTGAAGATGGGACAGCAGGTGGTCTATTTGTAGGAGTTTGTGTTGAAGGTGGAACATATGTTCTAGATTTTGGAAGATTTCCAGTAAGTATTGAGTGAATCGCACCAGCAACAGGACCTACTGTGCGACCTCCACCAACATCAACACGCTGCTCAACAATACTCTGCTTCCACTCTTCGCCCATTGCACCAGCGATTGCTTGTGCCGATTTTTCGTCAGAAGCAAAACCTTCATCGAGGAGATATCCAATCAAATATTCTTCATTATGTCTATAAGAAACTCTTGGATTAACTTCATACTCAGATCCATGACCTCTACTACCAGTCATTCTATGTTGAGAGAAAGTATCTCCAACTCTATCGTCTCTACGCTTTTTTCTTTCTTCTCTTCTTTTCTGTTCAAATTTATGTCTTTTTGCAGGACTCATTTTTTTCTTAGGTATTGGAAGTCCTGTAATACCCTCTTCAGTTTCGTCCTTTTCTAGTACCAATTCACCTTCTGGTTCATAGTTTGCTTTTTGAAGTCCACTTTTAACTACTTCCCCTCCACCATCTTTATCACCTCTCCTCTTTTTTTCATCAACCATTTTTTGTAAGAGTTTATCTGGGCCACCATACTTTGAAGCATCAATCCCATAACTTTGCTCACAAATTTTATTATAAGCATTACTTAAATCTATAAATTCTTTATCTCTCATTTTTATAAAGACTTTTTTAGATATTTATAAAAGAAAAAGCGTCCCCTTGTTGGAGACGCTTCTTGAGTGCTTGGCGTCGTGCCTTTGCTTGTCGAAGTGCTTGCGGTTTCAGTTTCCGCTTCTGATCTTTCTTAGAGTGATGATAGCGATTAGGTACTTGCATTGTTCTGCTTGGTTATGATTCTACTTTATAAGAGAATCCATTACGCTTGTCAAACTTTGTGACACTTTCAAATTTGTCCTCAAGACCAGTCTTATGTGAAATAACAAAAACATTAGCATCTTTGATAACATAACGAATAATCTTTAAAAATTCATCAGTTCCAAATCCATCCAGAGATGAATCAAAGACCTCATCCATAATCAGCAGGTTTGTATTCACTGAATTTTTAAGTTTAGCAACTTCTCTCCATGTAAAAAGTAGAGATAAATCTACTCTCATTTTTTCACCTTCTGAAAAAGAAGAATATGAAAAGTTTTCATGAATTGGGGATTTAATTGTTTCGTTAAATTCTTCATCTAAATGGAAGTTAATATAAAAATCCATCATCTGAAGATAACGATTCACCTGCTGATTTATGAACGGAAGATACTTCTTGATGATCTTCGTTTTTACACCATCATCCTTAAGTAAGGAATAGGCAAAATCGTAATGAACGATTTGTTGTTTTTTTTCTGAGAGATATTCAATTGTGTTTTGGAGATTCTCTTTAAATTCTTCTAGTTTCTCATGTTCAGTATTTCGGTTTGCAAGGTTCTCGGCAATTGTTTGAATTTCAGATTCAAGATCTCGGATTTGTCTCTGGTTGAGTGAAATCCGAGTATTGTTTTGAGAAATGCCATGCGTTAATTTTGTAATCTCCTTAGAAAGTGCATTGAATTGACGCTCTCTCTCTTGTTCGAACTTTATTGTTTGTTCAAGTTCTTCATAACCATCTTTAAGTTCCTTTGCTTTATTTTGAGCATCTGTAATTCTATTTAACCGAAATTCTTCTTCTATAGTTTGAGTGCAAGTAGGGCATACCGTATTTTCAGTAAAAAACTTATGTTCTTTAGTAACTGTTAATACTTTCTGAGAGATCTTACCTTTTAGATTGTTAAGCTTTACTAACTTATCTCCAGCACCAATAACATCTTCTTGTTCTTTAATGAACTTAGAAATTTCTTCTTCGGTTGATGCGTTCTCAATCATATAAACGCCAATTTCTTCATCTAACTTGGTAATCTTTTCTTTGTTGGAATTTATATTGGCATTACCACGATTTTCAAGTTCTTCAATAAAACTCTCTTGCATTTTAATTTTATCTTTAAGATTATCTTTTTTCAAACTTAAAGATTTAATTTCTTCCTTTTGCTCTTTAATCTTATCTTTAACTAAGGCATTCATAGCAGAAAAGATACGAATATCTAAAAGATCTTCAATCACCTCACGACGATTTGAAGATGTAAGTTGCATAAAAGGAACAAAGTTACTACTACCCAAAATTACAATTTGAGTAAAAGATTTGTAATTTACCTTTAAAATATTTTCTTCTAATATTCTTTGATTAGCACGATCATCTGCTTCTTTATGGAGAGCAACTCCATTAACTTCAATGTCAAAGATATTAGGTTTGATCCCTCGTCGAACAAGATAATTTTTACTATTAACTGAAAATTCTATCTCAACTACACAATCTTTTTCATTAGTACTATTGACAAGTTGAGGTTTTGTGATTCCTCTAAAACTTTTATTGAAAAGAACAAAAGTAAGTGCATCCAACATAGTGGATTTACCTGCACCATTTGTACCAATTATTAAATTTGTACTACTTTTTCTAAAATCAACCTCTGTAAATTGATTACCAGAACTTAAAAAGTTTTTATATTTAATCTTATGAAATAACAACATTTTTTGGAGGAATTACAATATCATTTGGAGTAATTATAGAATATTTGTAATTATATAATTTACATGTTTTTATTGCGAGTTCAGCATCAACTTCAACAACATCCATTTCATGATCTTCTTGATCTTCAAGCATCATAGCATACCTTGTAGCGTCATCTTCCTCTTCAAAAAGAAATAAAACTTTGTGCCCATACTGATCTTGAACAGCATATGCACCATCGTCCTTTTTGTCTTTAAGAGTGAGAAGAAACATTTTATTCTACTTGCGATGCTTGCTGATAAAGACCTTGAAGAATATTCTTTATAACACTTTTATCAAAATCAAATTCAGAATCATCAATATAACGGTTTAAAAGTGATAATGTATTTTCATCTTCATCTACTTTAAAATCTTCACTTTCTTGAATTTCAAAATTTTCAATAATTTTTAGCTCTTGAACTCCAACACTATAAAGTTTATCAATGAACTTTTCAAAATCTTTTGGTTTAGATTTTTTACGAACAATCACTTTAACAATTTTATTTTGATACTCTGTCGCATCAAACATTTGGTAAGGAGTATCCTCATAGTAAATATTATAAAATAATTTATAAGGATTATTAATTGGAGTGTGTTCTAGAGTTTCAGTATCAAAAATATGAAATCCTCGTGTATCGTTTACATCAGTCCAATACATTTCATAAGGATTTCCTAGATAAAAAATTATCCCATTATTCGATCTAGTGTGATAGTGTCCCGAGTAGACCCGTTCGAACTTTTCAAATAATTCGCTCTGAAGACCATGCTCCATGATGAGTTGTCGATTAACTCTAAATCCTTGGCACTCAAGATGCCCCATCGCAACTTTGCTAGATGTCTTTTGAATAAGTTTAAAAGTTTTTGCTTCATTTTCTTGATTAATCCAGGGTAAAAATAAAATTTTCAAACCACCAATACTGACTTCTTTTGGTTCACTATAAGTCTTAATATTAGAATATGTTTGCAATAAAAGTTCAGGAGAATTTACAGTATTTGTATTCTTATAATAAGTATCATGATTACCAATAATCATATGAACATCATATTTTTTGAGGGGGTCAAACACAACTCTTTTTGACCACTCAAGACTTTGATAATCAATTGACTTGCGACTATCAAAAGCATCACCCATATGAATGACTGCCTCTACATTGTTTTCTTCAAGGGCAGGAAAAAATACATTCTTATAAAAGAGTTCAAAATAATCATGAATATACTTAGAACCCTTTTTACACCCATAATGAGTATCTGTGATAATTGCTACCTTCATCTGTTACTGCGATATTGGATGTTGTCCTTCATCGTATTATAATCCGAATTGCTCCCAGAAAGCAACCCATCATCAATTGTCATAACCTCATCAAAACCAGTCTTTTCGATAATTTTAGACTTAATTTCTAACTGACGCTTTTCCTTTGTAATTCTTCTTATAAAAGCGTAGTGAATAATTTGAGTAAAATATGAAAAAGGATTGGTTGATTTTTCTGGATCAAAATTATGGATATACTGAACACAATTTTCTATTCCATCAGAAATCATATCTTCACGAAACATGTAATTGACAAAGTTTGGTTTATAAGAAAGATGTGTTGCAATCTTTAAAAAACACTCTCCAATATAATTTGGGATTGGAGGTTTACCTTCCCAACGCTTTCCCCTATCTTCTTGAGTGGGACTTCTACTGTTCCTACTCATAAAATCTTGTTCCACTTTTTTCCGATAAACAACCAAAGCTTCTAAAAATTCTTTGTTGTTAACATAATGTTCCGATTTACCCTTTCCTCTTGGCATAATAATAAATTGTATTAAGTTTTAAAATGTTATAACCATTATAGCACATAACTGAAGGGCTTGACACAAGACCTAAAACCATGTAGACTACCTTTGTCACGGTTGAAGATGAGAGTTTAGCTTTCTTTAATACCCTTAAAGATTCTTTCAAGTTTCTTACGAGCATCATCAACAGAAGATAGATATCCCATCTTAGAAGAAGGTCTAACATGACCTCCAGACTCATAAGATTCAACGGTAGTGTCATCTTCAATATAATTATTATAAAGATTGATTATTCTTTTATCACTAGTTTCAGTCATAGTAATAATTTTATCAAGTTTTATAATAAAGAAATCATCATCTGACATTTCAATCCATGGTTTTACTTTAACAAAGCTTCCTTGAGAACTTGTAACCATTTTCATTGTGATTGGATTTTGAAGAACTACGACAGGATCTCCATCATTCTCATCAATCATCACAAGAGACATGATCTCTTCTCCAGATACTAATTTTATGATTGCGTAAAATTCATCTCCCATTAGTTTTTAATTTGTATGTTTACAATATCGTAATTAAAATTTTCTTCGTTATAAACTTTTATTCTTTCCATTAAGTGATTTAATGTATAATTTTTCTTTGACTTATAACTGATATCATCGGCAATATCATATAAAGTTGCTTTTGTTTTATTATCACTCTTTCTCAATACTCTTCCGATTGACTGTAGATTGCGGATTCTAGACTTTGAAGGTGATGCAAAAATAACATTATGTAAATTCTTGATATTAATTCCTGTACTAAAAGTACCATAGGAAGCCACAATAATGGCATTATTTTCTTTTTCAGTAATTTCTCTAACCTTTTCACGATCTTCGGTATCAACACCACCATGAACAAAGAAGACATGACGATCTTCATTGACGCTGTTATTTATGAGTTCATACAACGGTTGTCCATGACCCTCTACTCTAGAGAAAAGAATCAAAGTGTTGCCTTTAAGATCTAATGCAAGGTTGCGAATAAACTTATTGCGTTTTTCATGATTGATGATATACTGAACTTCATCTTCAAAAGTTTCAAATTTGTTTGGTGGATGCTTTAGTAACAAAATATTAATATCAAGTTTTGCAACATGACCCTTTTGCATCAACTCATCTGTACGAATAATTTTATAAGAGGGACCAAACAAACCCTCTAATACCCACTTATGAGTTTGAGATCCGTCTAACGTACCAGTAAATCCAAAACGATATTTTGCATCAGAAAGTTTTGTCATTATAGATACTAATGACTTCGATTTAAACTGGTGTGCTTCATCTCCTACGACCACATTAAATCTTGAAAAGTATTGACGGGGAAGTTTATAGATGGACTGCCAGGTTGTGATAATCACCTGAGAGTCTGTTTCTCTTTCCTTTCCCGCGTATATCTTGTGGCAAAATGAACCCACATCCCATCCATAATCTGCAAAGTCTTTATACATCTGCTCTACAAGGGATGTCGTCGGCACGACTATCAGAGTATTTTGTCCTTTCTCAACGTAATATCTCACAATCGAGTATATCATCAAAGACTTTCCAGAAGCAGTTGGAGATATCAACAACTTTCTATTATGTCTTAAAGCGTCGTATACTCCCTCAACTTGATACTCGCGGGGAGCATACTTGCAAATAGAATTCATATAATCTTTTACACCTTCCTTTGAAATGTGTTCGTTTACTTCAAAAGGAAGACCATAATACTTATTATTTCGAAACTCATAAGTGTAATCATGTTGCTCACAAAATCTTATGAGTTTATCTAATAAACCAACATATATTTCTTGAGTGTTCACATTAAACAGATAAATGAATCCATCCCACCATTTGTTTTTATAAGCGGGTGAAAACTTTGCATTTGGAACTTCAAATTGAAATGCATCTCTTAATTCATAGTAGACGTGAGGATCTGCTTGAACTTGAAGAAAAACCTCATTCTTTTTTGAGATAATCAAATGTGACATTCATAACATATCAGTTATGAATATTTATTTCTATTAATTAAACCCTGCTTGGAACTTGTTCCATTCGATTGCGTTCTTGATTTGGAAAGTTCTATTGGATATAGTTTTTATAATTTCCTCAAGAAACTTAAGCATGATATCATAATATCTAATTTTGAGATCAATTTTATTCAACTTCTCATCGGCGTCCATATGCCTCTGTAAAGCGTCTTTTTCTCTGACTTTATATGGGAAAGGTTCTTCCACGTAAACCTCTGCTGGTGCCTTTCCAGTATAGTAGTTGTAGCGTTCTAACTTAACTCTATTATAAGTTTCTCTTGCTTTTTCACGAAGAAGAGTAATTGTATTATAGATCGTATAATACTTTGAATGAAGTTGTGAAATTTTTAAAGATTCATCGTGTAAATTGTCAGGATCCATAACAGAATCTCTCTGCCACATTTCCTGAATCTCATCAAGATTCATAGGGGTTTATTTTTCATATTTAAGATATCATAGATAGTATACTTGAAAGATACCTCTGCTGTAAAGTAATTGATATCAGTATCAGTAGCATTAAAGTCCAAAGAAGTTAAAGAGACTGGAAATAAATCTTTAAACTTTATAGTTGCCTTGGAAACATAATTACTATTTAAAATTATTAAAGAACCATCACTGAAAAAATTTAACTGATCATGAGTCCCATTTTCGTTTAACATTTTATTAAATTGTTCAGTCGATTCTGGAAATCCCAGAGCAGTTAACCAATTGTGAATTGAAACGTAATTTACTAAATCTTCATCGACTAAAAATCTTAATGTTAAATCTGAATACTCTAATTGATCTCCAGGAACATCAATCCTTTTTAAGTATGTTGATTGAGTTTCTGTTTGTAAAGTTATTTGTGGAATTTTTGCTGAATTGCAGAAGAAAGAAACTTTAGGATACTTTGCTAAAGAAAATTGAAATCCTATTGGAGATAAAAAATTTCTATTACTTAACTGCTTACTAAAAGGGGTAGTTGCCATTAATTTTATTTGTTGCCATGTATATAAATGCCATTTATATCAAAAAGGTATGTATCCTTTATTTATAATAAAAAAGAGGGGAAATTTCCCCTCTAGAAAATTTAATGTATTTATTTTTACATTAAATTGGTCACTTTGACTCTTCTGTAGTAAGCGTTAGCGTTACGGTTAAGAGCACCTTGACCAACAGTTGCACCTTCAGCAAATGGGTTGGCAACAAGACCGTAACGGGTCTTAAAGCCAATCTTGGGTTGGAAGGTGTTCTCACCAACGGCACGAACCATTTGGAGAGGAACATATGGGCAGTAGAAGAGACCTGCATCATAAGGTGAAGAACCCTTATAACCTACAACGTAGAACTGGTTAGCAGATACGTTAGCAGCATATGGGTCGATGTAGACTCTATACTTACCTTGGAGAACACCAGCGAAGGTGTTACCAGTGTCATCAACGTTCAGGTTAGCGTTGAGTGCTGGGGTGTAGTCAAGAACACCTGCCATGGTGAGTGCCGAAGCAACGTCAGCAGAGCAGAGGATCATGTTACCCTTTCCTCTACGAGTTGTTTGTGCAATCGCGTTAGCGTCGCGCTCGATTTGGAAGATAAGACCCTTGAACTTCTCAACAGACCAACGACCGTTTGAATCAACGTCAAGGTCAAATGTACCAGAGGTTGCAACGTTTGCTTGAGCACCAGGCTTAGCGACGTTGTAGATGGTACGAATGATTTCACGGTTGATTTCAGCAAGAATCTCAGTTGACAGAATGTTTGCCAACTCAGCTTCTGCATTCAAACCATGAATTGCCTTGAGGTCTTGAGCGAGTTCTAATGAATACTCAGCTTTCAGTGCGCGTGACTTTGCAGTTACAGTGACCTTCTCGATTGAGAACGCCATCTGGTTGAAGTGATCACCAGAACCTTGTCCAAGGTCTTCTGCAGAGTCTGTACGCATACCCTGACCTACGTTGTAGGTAGTTGCGTCACCAGTTTGTGGAGCGGTACCATCAAGAATTGCTGGGTTTGTTCCTTGTTGGAAAGTTGTACCCATACCAACGCTACCAGCGGTGAATCCACTAGTAACATTAAATCCAGAATCTTGACCAGAGAATGCAGAATCTACTTCGTTGTAGAATGCTTCAGTTCCGCTTTGGTTGTTGTAGCGGGAACGCATTGCGAAGATGAGTCCAGTAGGACCATTCATTGGTTGAACGCCACACAGATCATAAGCGATCAGGTTGGGCATTGAACGGCGGATGAGGCTGATCAGAACAGGGTCGAAACCTGCGGTAGGACCAGCACTAAAACCTTGAGCACTACCACCAAAACCAGCAGCACCAGCGGTTGATGCAGTGAAGTTGGTTGGAGCTTCATAAAGAAATTCGCGTGCTTCACGAAGTTCCTTTTCTTGGTTTTCGAGCAGGATAGCGGTTACAGCTCTACGATGTGAATCTTTGATTTCATCGAGTCCTGAGTAGTCCAGGATAGGTGCCCACTTCTCCTGCAAATATTCTGCGTTGAACATTTGCATTTGTTTTACCTCTTTTAAAAAAATTTAGTTTGATCGTTATAATTTAAAAATCACTTTTTAGCGACTCTGCTAAGAGTCTGAAGATATGCTTCCATAGAAGGTGATACAGATTCAGTTAAATTTGTATCATAGGAAACAGACTCAGATAAAGTTTCAGAGTCATCTCTTTGAGTACCAGCAGTTCTGGATGGGAAATATGATTCCCTCAGAGTTACCAGTTTCTCACGATAGTTCTCTTCACCATCAAACTCAACATTTTCTGCAAGAGAAGCGAGTTTGTCCTTCTGAGAAAGTGCGAGACCCTCAGCGACATCTGCAAAGATTACATCGGCAACCGACTCGGCTAATCTTCTGTTCAGAGCAACGTTTCTTTCGATTTGCTCGTTGAGTTTTTCTTCCATTTCATCAAGTTTATCTACCATGCTCTCGATTACATCATATCTATCTTCAGGGATTGAAACATAATGATCTTCA